AATTTTAGTCCTTCAGCTACAGGTTGCCATGCAGCTTTAGGAACAGGGTAAGTAAAAGGCCAGTAACAGTGAATACCATTACCAGAATCTATTATGGTAGGTTCGGGTAGTTTGGCAGCATCTGTAAACTTACGTAAAGCTTTTAAACCGTCTTCTTTAGTGCGATAGTCTTTCCACTTATTCTTTTCTTCATCAAAGCCACAGTCAATATCAAGCCAGAGAATTTTCTCTTCCTTAACATTGTCCTGTGTCTTCTCAGTTCCTTCTTTAAATGTAGAACAAGCGAAGTAGACATCTCGATTAAGAGATAACTGTTTGTTAACTTCGTTTACTGCGTCATTAATAGTTTCTAGAAAGACAGGGGTGACTGCCTTACCATCTTTATTAATGATGCAATACCAGCCTTCTTCAGACCATACGTGCTGTAAAAAATCTTTTATTTGCATTGTTCTCTCGCATTTGGTGGGCTACTCGCGGTTTATATAAATGCAAAAATACCGTCTAAAGAATTTAACATACATATAAAAAGTGCTTTCGCCCATTAACTATTTACCTTCCCAATCAGCTACTAAATCATCTAGGCTAATATCACCTTGATCGATTTTTGGTTTAGGTGCTGGTGTTGGTTCTGCCGCTGGTTTAGCATCTCTGACTACAGGGTCTGGAATGTTATCAACAGGTGCAGGTTGTGCTACAGGTCTTTGAATTGGTTTTTGTTCAAACTCAACACCATCTTCATCAGTCTTATCTGTAGCTACAGTTAATACGATAGCACGTTTAGCATCATCACTATGTGATTTTTGTTGCACTATATTAAACTGTTCATCAGATAATCTACCGATAGCTTTGAACCCTATGTTAGATGTATCAGTTCCTACAGTCATACGAGAAATAACTGTACCTAAACTTTCACCATTAGCTTTTAAGTAATCATTATAGAAGTGTAAAGGTCTTCTTTCTGGAACACCATCACCAAAGATTGATGTAGCAGATAGTTTAACTCTGTAAACTTCGCCTGTCATATCACTAGCTAATACAACTGCAATATTACGGCTAAAGCGACATGCTTTAGTAGTGCCTGGTCCAGAACCTGCTATGTTTTGTGGACAGTTAGTGCAACTAACTGATTGTTTTTCCACAACTTCTGGTGCGGGTGATTGGCTATCATGAGTCCAACATGTAGGCGGTTTTCTTTTTTGTGCCTTCGGGTCATATTGTTCTTTATAGTATTGTCTGTGAACTGCGGGTGAGATGTTAACAATAACAACGTCTAAATACTTTTGGTCTGTGCGACTCATTTCTTTGCCATTAACTTTCATGACAAAGCTATTGTTTTGTATAGTAATACTTTTTGATGTAATTGTTGATGCTGTTACATTAGAACTAAAACCATCGTCTCGTTTAGCGTGTTCAACCACGCCTGTTGATTGTGTAAAAATATCTAATTCTGTACTCATACTGTCTCCTTATTATCTTTGTTTCTACGAATTTGAACTGCATACTCTTGAGTAGTTTGTAATCCTGGTGGTGCTAAGTTAGGATTAGTTGCGATGAAATCTTTCATATTAGTTTGGCTAATACGTTTTTCCATCAACTCTAGTGCATCGTTCTCTTTAAGGAAGTTATACATAGAAGGCCAATCACTTGTCCAATATCTGGTTTTAAGTGTTCTAGTTAAGGTTCCTACTTTTGTTTTTAAACTACTTACATTTAGTTGACGACACGCTTCGTTTAAAGCAAATTGCACTTGTTCACGTTGTGCCTTAATTTCTTTAATTTGGTTTTCCAAATCATCTATCTTGTCTCTCATGGCTATCTCAGTAGTCATGAGTTTTTCTAGGTTAACTTCGTTAATTTCCATACTTCCTCCTCTTGAAAATTGAAATGTAATTATAACACATCTTTACGTTTACGTAACTTTCTTACCTCTTTTATTTCTTTATTTATTTCATACTCAGTTATAGCCACATAAAATGCTGTAACTATTATAATCATGGTTAAAATACCACCTACCCATTTTAAGTATATCATTCATTTATCTCCTCTTTATATAAGTCTACCAATTTAATATGATGGTCTATCTTATTCTGTAACATCTTGTATATCTTTGTTTCTACAGGACTTCCTTGCAAATGCACGACAGTCATAGGATTTCTTTGACCTGCACGATCAACACGTGCACAGCATTGTATGTATGTTTCAACTGACATTACAGGACTCCAAAACACAACTACGTTCGCTGCGTGAAGTGTGACACCATGTGATGCGGCTTGAGGTTGAATGACTAATACTTGTGGGTCTTTTGTTTCTTGAAAATTCTTGAATATTTCTGAACGTCTATTCATAGAAACATCTCCATGTATAGTTTCACAGGATATTTTATCTTTTTTTAACTCAGCCATAACTTTCTCAATACTATGACGGAAAGGGCAAAACACTAATACTTTATGGCTTGCTTCACTTATAATTTCTTTTAATGCAGTCATACGATTGGATATATCAAACTCAACTACTTGACCATCATCAGAATAGATTGAACCTGCACTAACTTGTAATAGTTTGGTTAGCATAACTCCTGCATTAACTGCCGTTACATCTACCCCCGCAGTTTGTACAAACATATCTTTCTTTAATTTCTTATAATACTTTTCTTGTTGTGGGGTTAGTGGGACTTCACGAGTTTGATACATAACCGCAGGTAAATCTAAACACTCTGCTTTTGTATATCTTATAGCAGGTTGTAGAGTTTTAAATACGGTATCTTGTGCATTAAAGCGTGGCACCCAAGTAAACTGTCCTATCTTTTGCATTACCATATCTTTGAATGTGCCTGCGTATTTAGGAACTGATGAAGGGTTAACTAGCTTGGCTAATCCATAAGCATCAGCAGGTGATTGTGCGGCAGGTGTTCCTGTCATGAGCCATACCCATGTGTTAGGATTTACAATTTTATTTATAGCTTTCCATCTACGTGTGGTTACAGTTTTAATATAGTTAGCTTCGTCAACTACGACTAAATCAAATCCGCCATTCATAATTTCTTTTTCTACAATCTCAATACCATCGTAGTTAATAATAACTATATCAGCATTTTCTGCAAATATCTTTTTCCTTTTCTCAGCCGTTCCATGAGCAATACTTACAGTTCTATGCATAGCTGTTTTAAAGAAATCTGATTGCCAAGCGGCTTGCATAATAGATAAAGGGCACACAACTAACATTCGTTTGACTAATCCTTTTTTCATAAGATAGTCGGCTGCCCATATAACTGCGGAAGTTTTACCTGTGCCTGCTTCACTTAAACAATATGCACGTTTATGTGCTGATAAGAATTCAGCAGTTGTTCTTTGGTGGTCGAATGGCTTATGAATTCCAGGCCAATCATATTCTTTACTGATAGGTGAAGGTGGGTTCTTAACTCTTAAAGATGAGAGAGCAAGCACTTCATCTAAACCCCAATTAACAATGACTTGTACTACGCCATTCTCATGAGTTTTAATAATCTTGCTCTTAGGTATTTTATCTAAAATTAATTGTGGTCTTTTCGTATTAACGATTAGAGCCTTGTCTTTATATATTTCCATTACTCTTTATCTACTTTAGTTGGGTGTTCTATTGTAATCTTATGTTCCTCAAAGTCAAATACTTTTTGAACTTCTCCTGTAGATTTATTTAATTCATATTCTGGTAAAATTTCTTTCCCTACAGGTTTCATTTGGTCCCATTCTTTATCTATAGGTAATTCTTCTTTTTTCTTTCCAAATATCAAATCAAAGTTCTTTTCAAATTGTTCTGTGTTTGGTTTGGATACAATCCATGCACCTGTTATATCGTTTTTACTAGCCATAATATCTCCTTATATAAAAGAAAATAGACACGCCACCGAGAGAGGGAAGTGACGTGCCTACTGTCTACTATAGCGTAGATTATTTATTTTAGAAAGGAAACCTACCTATAGTTGACACGGTTTTTCCGCACTCATGCCTTGCGGTGAAACTAATTATTTTTTCTTTTTGGTTGGAACATTTCGTTTCAATGATTTATCACTGTTGCGTGGAAATGAACTGTTCTCACTCTTTGTTCTTACACGCATGTTGCTAATTGTATTAGCCCCACCTTTACTTAAAGGTTTGATATGATCGACATCCATACCATCACCTTTATGAACTTTACCCAAACGC